TACAGCAACGCTTGATTAGCAGGCATATTCGCCAGCTTATCTAACTCTAAGAGATTCTGACCTAAGTACAGAGTTCCAAGACTTCCATCTTCTAAATCAATTAGATGGCTGGACAGCATTGGGTTTATCCCAAACTGGCCTATCTTGTTAGCTGCGCTTTGCAGATCCTCAGTCTTTACACCGAGCTTCTTAGAGCGTTCTGCGTAGGTTGCGATCTTCGCATTCTGCTCACTAATTGCCGCTGCTTGCTGTTGACGCTGCATTTCTAGCTGCTGGCCTTCTGCAACCTGCTGCCGTGCTGCGAATTCAGCTCGCTTGGCAATCGCCTCATCACGCTGTCGGAGCTGCTCCTGTATCTCTCTATCAGAGAGACTATAGAAGTCAGGCACTTTCGGCACTTCGGGCGGCTGTTCTTTGGGAATCTTAGCTTCTAGCTCTTCTAGGCGCTTGCGATAGTCCTCGGCCTGACGCTCTGCTTCTCGCGCCTTCCAAGTCTTCTCAGCCATAGCCTTGTCAAAAGCCTTCTGCTGTTCTTCGTTAAAAACAGGTCTAGTGGATTGCTCTTGGTCTTCACCAGTATCCGTTGATGAGTCGGAATCAGTTTCCTGATCTACAGTTTCTACGTCTTCAAGCTCATAAGCCTCATCGACCATATCGTCTGGTTGCATCTTATACCTACTGTAATGCCGTCAAATAAACGGTGACGTTCCGTGCCTCCATGAAAGCGTGGAGTGCGCTAGTGGTCAAATATACCACAATTTGGTTAAAAGCAATACTTTTCTTAAAATATGGAGGAAGCGGCTACCTAGCAAGGCTCCGATAGATTATCGCCTGTGGAATTGAACCACTATTACGCTTCCATAAACTTTTATGCGATTCCTCTCAATGCTGACATTTGGCGCTCTGATTGCCTGCTGGACAGCAAATCGGCGCTGTCAGCCTTTGTAGGATCGAACTCGGCGTTGATGGAGCGGATGTTCTTAGGATCAAAGATTATATCAATCGTGGTTGGATCGTAATTTTTTGGGATTTCAGGAGGCAGAGCGACATCAGGAGTGTTGTTGAGCATTTGGTATGCTTTGTACTCCTCGCTTGCATCTACCTCATCAAGAAAATCCATCATTTCCTGACTCATAGGCTCATTTTTAGCAGGCAACGGTTTTATTGGTATTTCGTTGGACGCTTTGTCAAACACATTGTTAATTGATACAGAATCATAACCTGCGGCTTGTGCTGCGTATGCTATATCATCTGTCCTAGCCACGCTGCCTACACTTGAATGCAGATTAGCTCTAACTGCATCAGGCAAGTTTCTGACAGGAATTGAGTTGAAATTATTTCTACCGCCTTCCACAACAAGATTGTTTCCTTTTCTTAAATATGAAGAAACAACATTGCTTCCATACTCACCTGCATCTTCAGGACTACTGGTAAACATTTGGTAGTTGCCAGCTTTGTTAGGATCGTATTCGCCACTCAGTCCTCTGTATGCAGTCCTCTCAGTGTCAAACCCAAGTTCTTGCGCTCTTTGCATTCTTGCTGCATCAGACATATTTAAAGCGCTTCTTGGCAACGACTTGCCTGCTCCAGATCCTCCCATAACTAAGGCAGGATCAAACTCAGTTATCTGCCGAGTCTCAGGATCGTAAATAGTGCCGCCTGCCATGCCAGCCTCGTACTGACTAGAGGCGTAGTCTCCAAGACCTCCTACAATTCCACGGACTGCGCTGACAGCTCTACCAGCAGCCTCTGACTGCTCGTTAGCATCACCAAAGAAGATGTCATTAAGGAAAGAGCCAGTAGCCTTAGCGCCTCTGACTATAGGACTGTAAGAGAAGTCTACTTCAGACTCTCCGTATTGAGCAGGAATAGTCTGGCGAATTTCCCGACCACGATCATCATATCCAATAAGCTGGTTCTGTATTTCTTCTCTAAGAATCTCTCGGCGCTCAGGAATAAGAACACCTAAAGCCGTGTCTCCACCGTACTTGTAGTTCTTATCAACTTGATTAAGAGCCGATGATCCTGCGCTGGGGCTGCGTTCAGCCATTCTGCATTCTCGCTATTTCAGAGTCGGACATATACCTCATGGCTCTGCGCTGAGCCTCAGCTCGCATCCTCTCGGCCTCAGCACGCTGCCTGTCGCTGATGTCAGCCATCTTCTCTTGGTTGTTAAGCTGCTCACCTACTGCCTGAGCGCTTGTCTTGTCAATCGTAGCTCCTGCCTGCTGAGCCTTGATCTGAGTGTCCATGCGCTTAGTCTCTGCATTGAAGAAGTCTATCTGGTTTTCAGCCTGATCGCCTTGCATCTGCGTCTGGAGCTTCTGCGCTTCTAGCTGTAGCTTCATCTGCTCGTTCTGGAGCTTGGCCTGCTCTATCTGCGCTCGCATCATCTCAGCCTGCGCTTTGATCTGCTCGGCCTGTGCCAGAACCATATTCGGATCTTGCTGCTGCTCAGTCGGCTGCTGCTGCGCTGCCATCAGCTCTTCTTCAGTCATTTGCTCTTGCGGTATCAGGCCAGCAGCAATCATCTGTGAGCGTTTGCGGTCAGAGATTTGCTGAGCTGAGGCCGTAGCCACGTTGTCTAGCAGGACATCACCAGCGATCTGTAAAATTGTAGGATCAACCTTGGCGATCTCAATGATTGTTTCAATAGTCTCCTGTTGGCGGTTCTTAAAGCTCGCACCAGCCTTGACCTGCACATCGTAGTTACCTACCGACAAGTCATTCACAGTCACCACATCGCCTGTCTGTTGGTCTATAACCTTCTGGTTGATGTCTGCAACGTCATAGGTGTTATCTTCCTTCAGCAGCCTCACAGTACGCGCTGAGTCGTATATCTCTGGGATAGCAGACACCAAGATGCGACCAGTGGCACGAATGCCGTACTCCAAGGCTTTGAAGTATTTGATCGTAGAGTTATCGCCTTTGTTCTGTAGAGCATTGATAGCAACGCCAGATTGGTTCTGTGGATTGTCACCCATGTTGCTGGAGAACATACCAGAGGCGTAAGTTATCATGCCTCGCATAGCCTCAGACATTGTGCGTAGCGCTGGGTTGATCTGTGCGCCACCTTGCTGCTGAGGTACTTGCGGGTACTCAGGATCTACGTTAAAGAACTGCACTGGATCGTGGTTGGTGTTCAAGGTCTGTAATGAATCTTCATGACCAGCAGCCTGACTCATTGTCATCCAATACTTAGACCTTGGCGCAAGGCTAGTCTCTGCGACCTCACGAGATACGCTGTAGTTCAGCACTCGCTGTGAGTCCATCAGCTTCTCAACAATTCCCCAGAAGATCGTCTTGTTCTCAAATATCTTGTAGTTGGCGTAGATAGGCACAACCGGAATCATGCTGAAGACTGTCTCTTTCTTCTCTTCAAGCCAATCACTAGCGTCAAATAACCGTGAGCATACCGACTTCTTGACGCGCTTGCGCCTGCGTACTTCTGTCACGCCAATGGATTCAAGCTCATCAGCTATCTTCTTGAAGTCATCGTCAACCTCATGAACCTGACCATTGGACATCATTGCAAGCTCACGCTCTTCTTCTTCGCAGTACAGCAGCTCACCAATGACCACGACCTCAGCCTTGTCGTAGTAAGCCTCACCATCACGGCCTTCATCTACTGACTCGCCAGATCCTTCAGGGAAACGCCTGTCATACTCTTGCTTACCGATTGCGTGAAGGATAAAGCAATAGCGTGAGTCTGACTTGTCTTGCTTCTCAGCAGCAGGATCAAACCATACTCGGTCAAGCGCATTGCCAATAGGCTCAATGAACAGATCTTGGTCAAAGCTATCCTGACTGACGTACTTATGCACAACGCGCCAAGCGCCAAAGCCAGTAGTCACCATAGTGCGAGCAGCGTGGTTGTACACCTCACTAGCATCAGACATAGACTCAATATTACGAACAATGCCTGAGTAGGTATTCGCTATGTCCTTGGTGCTGTTGCCGCCAGCAGGAGAGACAGAGACATCAAAGGAGGCTTGGTCAATCTCCGAACAAACCTGATCAATAATCGGATTAACCATATCAAAGCTGTAGCGCGGAGACTTGGACTCTTTCGCATTGCTGTACCAATAGGGTTCCCATTGACCATCGCGCTTATCCACAAACAGCGCCGCTTCGCGCCCATTGTCGCGCAGGTCTTGGTCAGCCTCCTGAGAAGCAGACAGAAGGTTAGCCACATACTCGTGATCTTCATAGCTCGAAGAGTCATAGGTGTCCTCGCCATACTCTTTCTTAGAGTCTTTCTCGTATTCATAATCGTCTTTTTTAGCCATGCTTCCATCCTGAGAAGTTCAAAACAACCTTCTGTTGGTTTATTGCTTTAGGCGTGTGCATGCTCATCATGAGAGAATCGCCCATATTCGGTGAAGGTATTGAGTACGGTTTCTTCGCCATCTCAATCTTGCTTAAAATCTGAATCTTACCAGAGTTTGATCGTTTTAAAGGGATTCTGCAAACTTCCG